TACAACCCTGGATGGGCTAAGTGATGTTACGATAACATCTGCTTCTAGCGGACAGTTGTTGTCGTACAGCGGTTCAGCATGGGTCAATAGCGCACCTGTTGCGGCTTTTAACCCTATTGAAGCCGCTGTATTCTTGTAGGGAACGATTTAACCACTTATTAGGAGATAACATATGGCAACATTTAGCAAGGAAATTCTTTCAGGTAGCACAGATGGCAGAGCAATCAAGGTTGCTGCTACCGCTACTGCTGGCACAACAATTCATACTGGTTCGGCTACGGCTACAACTTTTGATGAGGTTTGGTTGTATGCGGTGAACTCGGATACTACTAACCGTAAATTGACGATTGAGTGGGGTGGTGTTTCTTCGCCTGATGACTTGATTGAGTTCACTGTTCCTGCCGAGTCAGGTTTGTATCTAATAGTGCCTGGTCTTGTTATCAAAGGCAACGCAACACCGTTGGTTGTTCGGGCGTTTTGTGCAACGGCAGATGTGGTGAACATTGCAGGTTATGTAAACCGAATCACGGCGTAAGGTTTAACAATGTCTAGATACGGTTCACGCACACGACCTAGTACAGCAGTCTCTGAGTGGGGCAAACAAGATTCTGGTGGTATTTTTGTTGATTTCCTAGTTTTGGCTGGTGGCGGTGGTGGTGGTTCTGGCACTAGTGCAAACACTGCTGACGCTGGCGGTGGTGGTGGCGCTGGTGGTTTGCGTGGTTCATTTGACAATACAGGCGGTGGTTCAAGTAAAGAGAACGCTAGAAAAGTTCCGATAGGTGAAAAAAGATTTGTAGTTGTTGGTGCTGGTGGTTCTGGAAATGGAAATGGCAATCAGTCCGGCTTTGATGCAATTTTTTCTACTGGTGGCGGTAGCGGTGGTCGTGGTAGTGGAACTGCTGCTGCTTCTGGTGGGTCGGGCGGTGGTCGGGCAGGCAACGGTATAGGAACATTTACAGCAACGGGAACTGCTAATGAGGGTTTTGCAGGTGGCACATCTAATAGTTCTCAGCCGACAGGTGGTGGTGGTGGTGGCGGTGCTGGTGGTGTTGGCGGTGTCGGTCCAACTCTTGGTGGCGGTGCTGGCGGTGTAGGTGTGTCATCAAGCATTACTGGAAGCGCACTTTTTTATGGCGGTGGCGGTGGCGGTGGTCGTAGAGACAACGGCGATAACCTTGGCCTAGGTGGCTCGTCTATTGGTGGCAACGGTGGCACGAACTTTAATACGAATACAAACGGTTCAAGTGCGTCACCTGCGAATCGTGGTTCTGGTGGCGGCGGTGGTGGCACTAGTGGTGGCTCAGGTTCTAGTGGTGTTGTTATTCTTCGTTATTCAGATGCGTACACAATTACTCTCGGTTCTGGTTTGACTGGTTCAACAACAACCACTGGAACTAGCAAAGTTACAACAATTACGGCTGGTAGCGGTTTAGTGAGTTGGGCATAATGGCACACTACGCATTTTTGAACTCAGATAATCTTGTTGTAAATGTAATCGTTGGCGTAGATGAAACAGTCACGCAACTTGATAACGGTGTTGAGGTTGGTGGTTCTAGTGAAGCGTGGGAACAATTTTACGAAAACCAACCTTGGCACTCAGGGCTAACTTGCAAACGCACTAGTTACAATGGCAATATTCGTGGCAGATACGCTGGTATTGGTTTTACTTATAACCCTGACGCTGATGTGTTTGTAGCACCGCAACCATACGATTCGTGGACTTTAGACGATAACTACGACTGGCAACCACCTACACCAATGCCATCAGACGCATCAGAAACAAAAATCTATGCGTGGTTTGAACCGAACCAACAATGGATAGAAATAGTTGAGTCGTAGGAGAAAACAATGAAACTATCTAAACAACAAAAAGCAATGTTCCATTCATATTTGCGTAGTTGTCTGGCGGCAGTTCTTGCTGTCATTGCTACAGGCAACTATGACCCATCAGACCTATCTAAAGCGTTGTTGGCGGCTGCTTTGCCACCAATCATTCGTTGGGCTAATCCGAACGATAAGGCGTTTGGTCGCAAGCCGTAACTTATGGAGCTATCCGACCTTCTCAACGAGAAGGAATGGAGAAAATGTAAAGGGCCTGAAGACGCAACCTTAGAACAACAGGTTGAGGCATTTGAATATTTCTGTTCCAACTATTGGATGATACGCCACCCTGAACGGGGTCGTATCAAGTTTGAGTTGCGTGATGCGCAACGAGAAACAATTGCCACATGGTTGTCCACTCGATACTCAATAGTTCTGAAGGCACGACAGATTGGGTTCTCTACTCTTGCGTCTGCGTATTCATTTTGGTTGGCTTTCTTTTGGCCCGACAGATTTATTGTCATGCTTTCGCGCACAGAGCGCGAAGCAGCCAAGTTGCTGCAAAAATCAAAGTACGGCTACAAGATGTTGCCGGCATGGATGCGCAAACATGGTCCAGAGTTGCTTTCTGATAACCAACTTAAAATTGTGTTCGCTAACGAATCTGCGGTTGAGTCGCTGCCATCAGGCAACGACCCAGCCCGAGGTGAATCCGTTTACCTAGTAATCATTGACGAGATGGCGTTCTTGCCAAACCCAAGCGAAGCTTGGGCGTCTATTGAACCAGTTGCCGATGTTGGTGGTCGTGTAATTTGTTTGTCCACGGCTAACGGTGAGGGCAACATATTCCACGAACTATGGGTTGGTTCTCAAACCAACACAAATAGATTTACGGGAATCTTCTTCCCTTGGTCTGCTGGCGACCGTGACGAAGAATGGTACGAAGCCAAAAAGCGTGACTTGCCTGATTGGCAAATGGCGCAAGAATATCCATCTGACCCAGACGAAGCCTTTATCCGCTCTGGTCGCCCTGTGTTTGATTTGGAAGCCTTGCGCGAGTATGAGCCCGAAGAACCAAGTCGTGGTTACTTACACAAAGGAATGGGTAAGGGTGTTTACGAGTTTAGAGAAGACGGTGGTGAACTTGCTGTGTGGGAGTTTCCCGAGCGTGGTCAAGTTTATGTTATTGGTGCTGACGTTGCCGAAGGTCTTGGTCATGGCGACTTTAGTTCTGCGCATGTAATCAATGTTGAAACAGGTTTGATTGTGGCACATTGGCATGGTCATGTGGACGCAGACATATTTGGTGAAGAAGTTTTGTTTGCTTTGGGTTGGTGGTACAACCATTGCTTGATTGGTGTTGAGTCAAACAACCACGGGTTGACAACCCTAAAAGGGTTGCAACGCGTGGGATACAAGAATCTGTTTCGTCAAAGACGGCTTGGTCAACGCAACCCAACAGTCAGCGAGACTTTGGGTTGGCGTACAACATCGGTTTCCAAACCCCTAGCCATTGACGAACTAAACGGGAACATACGAGATGGCGCTTTATATATTTCCTGCAAATCAACAATTGCCGAGTTGCGTACTTTTATCCGTGAGCAAAACGGAAAAATGCACGGCTCACCCCACGACGACAGAGTTATGTCTTTGGCTATCTGCAACCAAATGCTTAAATATGTTTGGCTACCTGAATATCGAATTACCGTTGCCCCCAAAAAGAATACGTTTGATTGGTGGAGCCAACACATTCTGAAAGCCCCAAAACCAGAAAGACGACTAATCGGGGCAGAAAATGTCAGAAAAGTAACGATTTAGGATTGTATTGATGCTTTCCATAACCTGCGACAACTGTTCAACAGAGTTTTATGCACCAGAATTGCCAAGGCGGGGTGCTATTTGCTTCAAATGCCACATAGGCACGGTAAATCTAGGGTTTACCTACGGCAAAGAAGACTTCCATGGACCAACCATCAAAGAACGTCAGGAAAAGCAGGTTGCTGATGCCAAGATAAATGGCATCAACGCCGAGCCCGTTGGCAGTCGTTGGATTTAATGCCATGCCTGAAATCTGGGTTCCGATTGTCGTTGCCGTTATTACGGGCCCGGTAGTAGTAGTCCTGAGCAAGTTGCGCAAAGAGAATTCGGAACAACATGCAGAAGGTAGAGAGTTGCTACAAGCAATAGGCACAAAGGTGGATAATGTCGGTAGTAAGTTAGATGAACATATTGGTTGGCACAAGGGTAAAGAGGATAAATAATGGCACGAATGACTAACACAGAAATCTTAAAGAAGTATCGAGAGAAGCTGGAACAGTCACGCCGTTGGCGACAAGAAGAACGCTACGACGACCTTTGGAGTCGTCTAATTGATTTGTACCGTGGTAAGCACCATCGCACCGACATCAAAGAAGACCAACTTCTAATCAATATTGCGT